ACGTCGGTTGTCATGGTCAGTGTTCCTTATGTTCTGGCGAAGTCGCCGTGTAACTTTGCCGCCGCCGCTGAATAGGCCGCGTGGGCTTCCTGTGCTGTCTCAAACCGACCTAGATACACGCGCTCGCCTGCCCTGGGGCGGATATATGCCTCGTAAGGCGCGTGTCGAAATTGGTGTCCTTGCCTCTTTATCACACCTTTGAAACCCAGGGCATTGTTGCTATTCACCTTCTTATTACGACAATTTTCAGAGTAAGTAGCCTCTCGAAGGTTGTCCCAACGATTATCGGCTTTATCCATGTTCTTGTGGTCGATACTCGGTTCCGGCCAGCGCCCTATCATCCACGCGAATGCCAGACGATGAGCGAGCAAATACTCCTTCTCGTACCGAACGCATATGTACCCTCGCGTGGTCCTGGTCCCGGCCACATGACCTATGTGCGCTCGACCATGGTTGATGTTCCATCGCAAGATACCCGTAATCGGATCGTATATAAAAAGCTCTCGTACCTGACTGGCTTCCACAACGTTCTCCTGGAGTTCTCACCGCTCCAGGAAATTATGTCAGATCAGGTGCCTTGTCAAATCAGAGTTCCTGTCAAGCAGTACACCCTACCTCAAGTCTCGCCATAAAAGCGTCCTGGAGTATGACGGTTCCGGTCCAAAGCTTCCACCCAACCGTTCCACGTTGACCGAGCGGATCGCCAGGGGCCGCCTTGGGGCTCACAACCATCGGCGTCATCGCCGACTTGCCCTTGAGCGGCACGATGCCGTAAGCGTCGCGCCCCAGGATGATGACCGGATACACATCGATGTTCGATCCGCCCGTGGATCGCAGACCCGTGGAGCCCACGGCCGCGCCCGCGTTGATAAATGGACCGCAGATGGTGCTCGTGAGGTAGCGCACCTGCTCGACGGAGCCGATTTCGCCCTCGAACGGCGTCGTGTGCGGGCCATAGCTCGCGACCGGAATGAACCCGGTCATGTTGCGAATATCGCTCTCCAGGTCGGGGTGACAGATCGCCATGTAGGACGCCTCCACCGACTTGGTGTTGAAATCCGGCGTGGATTTGACCACTTCCGAAATCTTCTTGGCGTTCTGGCGATTGAGGCCAGTGGTGACCCGGCGCTGATCCGTCTGCGTAATGACGCTGGTGACGAGGGACCGGGACGCGACGATGTTCGCGTACCAGACGTTCGTCCCGGCCTTCAACGTGTTGAAACGTAGCGTCTCGACGGTTTGAGCCGCCTGTTCGCCAAGGATCGATGTCGCCTGAGCGAGCACCGGATCAGTGTGCGTGTCGATAATCACGTCGGTCACGGTGATGAAATCGCCGTACTGCTGCAACGTGACGGTGTAGTCCTGGTTCGTCATCAACGAACCGCCGGGTGTCACCCCTTCGACCAATGGCGTCGTGGCAATGACGGTAAAGAAGGCCGTGCCCGCGCCATTGGTGCCCGCGCCGTTATCGGGACCCGCCGCGCCGGCCGAGCCGGAGAGGTAATAACGCCGGAACTTCGCGGTCTGCGTCGCGTTCGTCGGCAGAGTGTAGGTCTGACCGAACTTCTCGAAGTGCAGGAACGGAATTGCCCGCTCCAACATTTTGACGACGGACCAAGCGGCTACCGCCGGGGAGATATCGCCATAACTGGTAATGACTGCCATGTGGGCTCCTTACAGGCTCAAGTTCAAGTTCTGGCTGACGCCGCCGCAAACCGCGCGAATGCCCCATCGAAATCATCGGGATCGGACGCGGATACGGGTGTAGCCGTTCGCTTAGACGTGACCGGGGCCAATGCAGCCACCGCTTTCTTGGCGGCCGTGGACAGCTCACTATCTGATCTGGTGGATACCGAGGCCGTAGCGGTGGGAACCACCGCGCCAGTCGAAGCTCTCCACTGGCCGATGAGATCAATGACCTCATCAGCCGTCCCATTCGCGATAACATGCTCATAAGCTGGTTGCAAGTATCTCGGTTGAGTTTTGACCCATGCCGTAACCTTACCATGGATATCGTTATAGTCGGGGACGGCCGCCACTAGATCACTTTCTTGCTGCCGGACACCGAGTTCCTGCAAGATTTCATCACGCGCGGCAAGCGCCCTGTTGAGTTCGCCCATTACGTGGGTCAACATTTGCGTCGTCGCGGCGCGTTGAACAACCAGCATGGCCCGCGCCATTTCTGGATAGTCCTTCTCGAAAGTCTGAAGGAACTGCGCGTCGTCTCGGGTCAATATCGGTTGTGGCGGCGGCTCGACGGTTTGTGGCGTCTCGGGTTGCTTGACCGGCGGCTGCGCTTCCTGGACAATCTTCGCGAAGCGCTTCAACAAATCTTCGTCATTGGCGTTACCCGTCGCCGGAGCGGCGTCTTTGGCGACCTTCGCCGCTTCCGAGGCGGCGTTGGCCTTCTCCTCGTCCGTCAGCCCCTCGATCTCGCCGACCTTGGCCGCCGCGTCCTCGGCCTTCTTCTCCTCCGTGACGGGCGGCGGATCGAGCAAACTCACAACGGGTGGCGTCGTCTCGTCCGCTGGCGGAGCGGCGAATTTGGCGAACGCTTCCTCGAACGGATCGACTTCCACGACTGCTTCGGCGGCCATGACACATTACTCCTGTTGGGGCTGAGCTGGGATCACAACCGGCGCGATCGTGATCCAACGAATTAACTGATCGCAGGTATTCGCCGCGCCCTGCACGCGATAGATCGATGGGACATCCATGATCTTCGTGAGATCGTCACGGGCCTCCCTGGATAGCGTTTGGAGCAGGACCATTATCGCCGCCACTTCCGGGCTGTCCCGACGAAGGTGGAGCAATTTGATTGCTTGGTCCCGCGCTACTTTCCGCGGATCGGGGGTCGGCTGCGACACCTGACATTCCTCTCTCTAGTAAATCCAACGTCGACTTGATCTTCTCGATATCGGCCAACGCAATGTTCTTCTGGCCTTGCGACATATCCTTGAACGCGCCAGCCGTGAGCTTGCGAACGTTGGCGTCCTGAAGTTCCTGTTGGGACTGCTGTTGCTGATCAGCCTGCTGATCGCGCTGCGCCTTGGCGCGCATGGCCTCCTCGGGCGTGAGCAACAAGTCATCTAGGTCGCGCACGCGCAGGCGCTCGCGCGCCAGCTTGCGCATGTTGATCTCCACGCGCTCATCGTCGGTCAACGTACTCACGAGCTGATCGAGCTGGATGCCACGAACCTCTTGCGCCATCAGTGATGTCGCGCCACGCGCGATCACATTGTAATCCGCCATCGGCGCTCGATCAGGATTGAACTGCCTGTTGAATTGCACCATGGATTGGATGACGGACTGCGTGAAGCCGTCGAACGATCGCACGATATCCTTGAACGGCAGCGCCGCGTCGCCACGCAACATGCTCGCGCCAGCCGCCGTGCGGAACGGCTCGCTCGGCCCCTTCGACATATCGCCGCCCGTGGCCGGCCCGACAAAGGTCTCCATGTCGACGAACTTCAGGAACATGTCGACGATCTTCATCAACTCGTCTACATGCGACGCGATCTCCACGTTCCTCACCGCTGGGAACTGCGCGTCCTGGCCCATCCCCTCGCGATACCAAATCTTGTACGCGGTTGTGCTCCCGAGGTCTTGATCCGCACGCAAGAGATCAGTGTTGATCTCGATGTTCGGCCCGCACACCACGGACGCGTTATCCATTATCATGCGCACGGCCGCGCTTATGCCCATCTGACTATCGCGGATCGCGCTCGGCAAGCCGAACCCGAGCGGACTGGTGTCATCCTTGTCGAACAAGAACTCATGGATCATATCCACGTCGACACCCAACGCGATCCATGGGTTGAGACTGGCCCGGATCACATTATTGCCGAGCATCCAAATCTCGGCATCAATCTGATCTGTCAGCTTATCATCAGGGACCTCACATCCCGCGAGCGCGAGATACTGACCATTGACCTTACCATGCCAGATAATGGCCTCGTACTTACTGGTCTCCGGCTTCACTTCATTGACGTTGACACGGACACCCATGACGCGAAGCTGGGTCTCGAAATTCTGAGGCTTGTAATTACCC